CGACGTAGCCCATGTGATCCATGGCAAAGGCGAGCGTCGATTCTGCGGGGCCGACCAGCGCTTCCCACAGCGAGCGGAGGGAGAAGTCTTCGGGCCGTGCGCGCTTGCGCTGGCCATTGGGCAGGTCCTTGCCCTCGAGCAGCAGCGCCTGGACCTGGAGATAGCCCGCTGGGCCATGCTCGCTGACCAGGCCCTCGATTGCGTCGCGACGAATCATCGTCCGTCTCCCTCTGTCGGCTGCGATGGAACGGGGCGCGCGCGCAGCCGATCGCGCGCGCCCGGAATCGTCAGACGGTGTTGGTGGTCCGGTTGCCCGAGATCCGCACGAGCACGCGGGTCGTGGTGGCCGTGTACTTCCGCCACACGCGGCCGATCGCGTCGGTCTGGGCCGCGGCCGCAATCACGGTAAACGCCGAGGCGGTCCCGGGGATGCCCGCCACCTCGTCGGGACCGACCAGCGCGAAGGCATCCCACGCGGTCGCGGCGCACTCGAACTCGAACACGCCTTCGGTGGCGAGCGTGACGTCGTCCGTCTCGCCCGCGGCCGAGCCCGTCATGGCCACGCCAGCGAAGTTGTCCTTCCAGAGCGCCTGATTCAGCGCGAGCGAGGTCTGGTCGGCCTGCGCGCCCAACGGCTTCACGTCGTCGGTGGCCGCGTCGTAATAGCACATGTAGCCCACGTCGATGACCGTCGCCGAGAGCACGGGCAGCTTGATCGTGCCCTTGGAGTCCATGTGCCGGAATCGTTGTACGTGCGCCATCGGTTACTCCCTCGCCAGCGGGGCGATATGTGGTGACCGTTTTCCGCCCGGGCGAGGATCACCCGGCGCGTGCTCGGTCGGGGTCAGCCTGCGACGAGCTTCAGCCCGAGCGTCCGGGCGTACTCGTCCACCTTCTCTTCGTCGATCGGCCGGGTGCCGTCGGCCTCGTGGGTCGGCCGGCGCTCGTCCAGATCCCGCTCCGTCGAGCGCGGCGCGCTCCGCCCGAACTTCACCTTGCCCGCGATCGTCTTGCGCTCGGCGATCATCGCGCTCACCGCGGCGGCGTTCGGCGCCTCCCGCAGCTGCGTCCGGAACTGCTCGGTGACGAGCACGTCGGGCAGCTTCGCATCGGCGAGCTTCGTGGCGATCAGGGCCGCGCGCGCGGAGTCCTTCTCCGTGGCATCCTTGTCGGCCAGCTGCTCCTTCAGCGCCTTGTTCTCCCGCGCGAGCGCCGCCATCTCCGCGGCGTCCGGGTTGGACTCCTTGAGCAGGGCCTCGATCAGCTCGGGCCGGTGTTTCTTGATGTCGGCCGCGGTCAACGTCTTGAAGTCCACAGCGTCCTCCGGGTTGATGACCGACTCGAACAAGCCGGCGGTGGTAGCAGGGTCGGTAACGAGCTCGACGGCGAAGACCTCGGCGAGCGACTCGACGACGTCGGCCTGGCCGTGCGCACCCGGGCGGACGGTGCCGCGGCCGCGGTGTGACATGCCGGCGCGATGCGGCATCTGCTCGGCGAGCGCGAACGCCAACGAGCTGGTGGGCTCGCGCTCGAGAATGTGCAGGTCGCCCTTCACCGTATCGCCGACGCGCCGCGGGTTCAGGATCTCGCCGGCGAGATCAAGGACTGAGCGGGCGCCTTTGCGCTCGCGCAGCTGCGCTTCGGTGGGATGGTCGAAGTAGAATGGCGCGTGTTGGTAGAGGCGCACCGCATCGTTGAGGGCCTGCTCGCTGTAGGTGCGGCCGTTCTTGGAGGTCTTGCCGCAGAGCGTGACGTTCTTGATGAGCCGCTCGCCGCGATCGACGCGCGCTTCGCCGAGACCTTCGAAGTCTTCCCAGAGCCGCTCGTCGCGGGGCGTGCGCTGCTCCTCGTCGAGCTCGTCGTCCTCGTCGCGCTGCTTGCGCTTGGCCGTAGAACCTCCTGAACGCAAAAATCCCGGCGAGCCGATTGGCTGCCGGGATTGCCGCAGTTAGCGGGTGACCCCTGTCCAATGGGAGCATACTACACGGTCCGCAGGGGCGCAAGCACGGGCCCTACTCTTCGAGCGGCACCAGATCGCCGGCGAGCAGCGTCTGGCGGCGCTCGTACTGAACGACGGCGCCGTCCATGCACTTGAGCCGCACCCACCCGGTCAGCCCCGCCGCGAGCGCGAGCAGCTCTTCGGCGTACCACTCCACTTCCTTGCGCGCCGGAATGGTAGGGCGGAGCACGCGCCCACCCTTGAGGGACTCGGTCGAGTCCCAGCGGGTGATGCGGCCGCGCTCGCAGTGGGCCTCGATCAGGCCCGTGAAGCCGCCGTGCAGGATGCGCGTGAGATCACGCGCGATCGCGTCGACGCCGACTGCAGACGGCTGCACTCGGGCCGCCAGCGCGCGCGCCATCAGCCGTCGACCCACAGCTCAAGGAGACAGCGGCACCCAGGATGCGCCGGCGGGCGATCGTGCCCCGAGGGAAAGACCTCGCTCAGGCTGCGGCGCTTCCCGTCGTCGTTGCGCTTGCACGGGCCGATTGGGTTGCCCGCATCGACGGCCTCGTCGCGCGCGGACACCCATTGCCGTTCCACGCGGCCGCCCGCAGCCGCCACCGCTTCGCCGCGCTCCTGCACCAAGTCCCCGACGTACCGCACGGTCTCGGTGCGGGCGATCAGCTTGGCGCGTTGGTCGATCAGGCGTCGGCGGACACGGCCCGCCGTGTGCGCGGCGGCCGCTTCCGTGGCGCCGGCATTCAGCGCGGCACGGCGCGCGCGCTCGACTTGGGCGACTTGGCGCGTCGTTAGCCCCGTGGCCTGGCCGATCGTCGCGATCGCCTCCGGCGTCATCCCCGCATCCGCGATGAGTGAGAGTTGGAGCCGCACGGCGGCGAGCCCTTCTTCTTCGATCTGGCGGATCAGCTCGCCGATTCGCAGGCGGGCGAGCTCGTCGGGCGACGTCTGCTCGAGCAGCGTTTCGGCCAGCGCTTCAGCCACGAGCCGCCGCACGAGCTCGGCTTCGAGTGCGGCAAGCCGCTCGCGCAACCGGGCCAGGAAGCTCGACGGGACGATCCGCACGACCGCCGCCGCTAGCCACTCGGCCGGCGTGAGCAGCTGGCCCAAGCCGACGAGCCCCGAGTGCAGAGTGGGCTGCAGCCGTCGCTGGATCCGCGCCACCGTCCGCAGGTGTGCCACTCGACCGGCTGTCAGCCGGCGCGCCATCAGGGCCGGACCGCGACGACGAGGCGCCGCGTGACGAAGTTGACGTCGGCACCATTCCCGAACACCTCGAAGACATCCGAGCCGGCGAACGACGCCAGCTGCGCATTGAGATCAGCCCCTTCGAAGACCGCGAAGTATTTCCCGGTGGTCCCGCGCTCCGCGGCCGCCTTGCTCAACGTCGCATGGATGGCAGCGCCGGCCTCCGTTGCGGAGAGGAAGAAGGTGAGCCCGGCGAGACCGGTCGCGACCTCGAGCGCACCTGTCGCCGCATTCTTGCGCCGCACAAGTTTCTCGGGCTCGTCATCATTCCCGCCTAAATAGAGTGGCTTGCCTCGATCGGGCATTTAGTTCACCTCCAGACGGACGCGACTAGCATCGGCGACCCCAAAGCGCGCGAGTGATCCGTCGATGAGGACGTATCGCACACCGCTCCCGTCGACGACGTAGAGGGGGAGCGAAACGCCCACCGGTGCAGAGAACGGCAGGAAGTAGGAGGCGGGGTAGCCGCCGGCAATGATCATCCTTGCACCCGTGGCCCGGGATAGGCGAGCTGCGCATCGATGTTGCTCTCGGGCGTGCCGATGGCGCGCACGATCTCCCCGTGTGCGGTCATGAGCTCGGCCCCTGGTGGTGACATGTGCAACCACTCGTCGAACCATTCCCGCGCGTGATCGCAGTTGCGGTAGCTCTCAAACCACGGGCCGCCGAGTGTGTAATGCAGAATCTTGGCCTTCGGGTTCGGCACGTACTCGCCAACCAGCCAGTTCCACTCCAGCGGGAGCGCTCCCACGCGCCCGTCGTCCAGCCATGAGAAGCGATGCAGCTCAAGCCCGGACAGAATGTTCACGCGTGCCGGTGTGAGCGCCTTGCAGCGAACACAGTCGAACACCATGAACGAGGACCAGTTCTTCCGGGGGTAGGGAACATTGATCTGGTTCAAGAACTTCACCGTCGCCGTAGAGGCGTAGTCGTGTTGGCACACGTAGACGGCCGGCTCGGCGGCGTTGCTGCGTAGGCCGCGACTAGCTTGATTGCGCCGCTCCTCCACCCGCGTGCGACGATCCCGCTCGACCACATCCATGACCTCGTAAATGTCGGCCAGGCAGAGCATGTCGGAATCCATGAAGATTGCGTCGCCCTCGTAGTCAGCGAGGTAGGGCACGAGGAAGCGCGTCATGCTGAACTCGGTAGACTCCGTCTTGCCACGCTCGCGCGTGTACAGCCCAGCAGCCCGCAGCGCTGGCTGCACGAGCGGTATGATCGCCACCGGGCCAGAGGCACGGGACAGAATGCTGTGCGCGCAGACGTGATAGGCCACCGGCTCGCGCGAGTCGTACCCGATGAAGATGCGTAGCATCAGCTCCCCCGAAACATGGGTCCGCCACCGGCAGCGGCCGCGTGGCGCAGGTTCACGGCGATGGCCAGCTGAATCAGACTGGTCACCGTGGTCCAGTCCAGCGATACCGCACCACCTGTGCCGGGCGCGGAGGCGACGGCCACCATCGTGGCACCGTTTGAATCGACTGGGCCTTCCAAGACCTCGGTGTCCGACGTTCCGAGATCCGGATTACTCCCGCACTGCACGCCAACCGCGAGCCCGTCCGCCGTGGTCGTGACGCTGATCGAATCAGGGGACGCGGTATCGGTGACCTGCCCGTCGAAGGGGTCCACGGTGTCGATACCATCCACGCCCCGGAATCCGCACGACCACGAATCCACGCTGAAATCTGAGGTTCCAACAAAGACCGTCTGGGCACCGCTCGGAGCCCCGACGAATACGGCCAAGTAGTTGCGTACATCCTGCCCGGCCTCGAAACCTTGGTAGCTCTCGGTCGGAGCTGCGGCGGCAATCGTGGCCGCGATCGTGGGGCTCGTCCCGTGCCACAGCGTGCAGGCAAAGAAGACCGCCGCCGCCGCCGGGATCGTGCGGCTCGCCGAATTAGTCTCACCGTCAAACGTGTAGGTGACGGCGGCGGCGGCGACGAAGCTAGGCACGCGCCCGCACCTTGTACGTGTCGAACAGCGTGGCCGGGGTCGGCTCCGCTACGCCTTGGGCTGGCCCACCGTAGAAATCGAACGGAAGCGGGACGCCGCGTACCATCGGGAAGGTGAGCGTTATGCCGAGCGGCGTCAGGTCTACGTCTCGGTGACTCGCATCGAGCCGCGCGGCGAGCCGAATCGTGCGCAGCGCCCCGCGGGCCGTCGTGATGAGAATGTCGCGCTTCCGTGCACCGAGTGCGACGAGGCTGCCGCGCGTGAACAGCCGGGCGAGGGTGGTCGTCCGAGCAATCGGGCTGTCCCAGCGCCGAGCGTCGTCGTCCGCCACCACGACCTCGAAGACGACCTCGTCCGCCGGATTGCCGGTCGGGCAGCGCGTGAACCGCTCCATGACGATCTCGGCCATCAGGCGTGCCTGCTGATACGCATGTGGTCGTACCAGAAGTAGTCCTGCTCGCTCTTGGTCTCGCCCGACCCACCCCAGGTCGGCGCGATCTTGTGCTCGTCGAACGCATTCGCGGGCCAAGTCACGTCGGTGTAATTGCCCTGCAGCACGTTGTCGAGCCACCACTTCATCGAACTCGGGGACTTCCGCATATACCACTCAATCAGGTGCCACGACCCGAGCGTGATCTCGGTGCTGTTCACGTTCGGATCTAAGTTGCGATTATCACTGGCGAGTTCGGTCGTCGGCCGGAGTAGATGGCTGCCAGCGGTCATCATGATGAACACCTGCCCACCAGCGCCGCCGCCGCCTAAAAACTGGAACGTGATCTTATTCCCGGCCGAATGGTCCTGCCACGGACTGCTCGCCTTCCAGTAGAACCCGATGTAGAGCTCGTTCCCGCCGCCGACATCCAGAAAGAGCGTCCCCGGATCATCACCCCCGGGGAAGCCGATCGGGTAGCTGTACTGCGCGACGAAACTCGGCGACTGTGGGGCCGCGCCATCCGACGTGCGAGAAATGTTGCCGCTGTTGTTGATGAACCAGCCCGAGGAACCGACGGGATCGCCAGCGCCCGGGTTCGGCATCACATCGCTAAAGCCGTACTCGTTGACGAGCGTGAAGCCTGCCGGCTCGTTGGGGAAACCGCTGAAACCACCCATCGGGGCGCGCACCATGAGCCCAGGCGTCAGCACCATCAGGCCACCTGCGTGATCTTTGGACCGACGACGAACAGCAGCTCGGGGCCGACCTGCTCGACCTTCCCGATCGTGAAGAACTTTCGCAGCCGCTTCTCCCACCACTTGCGCGGCTGCTGGATCAGATGCGTGTTCCGTCCATCGGGGAGCGTCTTCTGCGCCGGCCCGGTGTGGATGACGAAGAAGCCGGCCAGCCGCACGACGCGCCGGAGATCGTAGAGCACGTAGAGCAGCTTGTCGGGCTCGATGTGCTCGAGCACGTCCGTGCAGACTACGATGTCCGCCGGTTTCGGCGACTCGTCTTTGCCCGCGATCGCCGGGTCGTACTCCTGAATGTGGAACGGCAGCGCCTTGGCGAGCCGCCCCTTCCCGCACCCGTAGTCCAGCACGTCCTTGGTCTTGAGCGCGGTGCACATCTTCAGGACGTTCTCGGCGTGCTTCTCGCCGCCCACCCCGTAGGCCAGGTTCCGGTCGTGGAGCTCGGCGTTCAGCCGCCGGTACTCGGGCGAGATCAGCGCCTCTTTGATGAACGCGACGAGCTGCAGGGACCGCTTCGCCGCATCGACCGACACGATCGAGTGCCGCACCAGGGCCTGCGTCAGACCTTCCCCGTAGAACTTGGCCCGCACGGCCGGGAGCTGCGCGAGCTCATGGATCGTCTGGCGCGCCGCCTCGAGCATCGCCGGCGTGGTGAGGTAGACCGTCCCGGACCCCTCCGGGTATTCGCACTCGGCGTATTTCTGCTGCGTGTAGGGGTGCGCCGCCGCATGGCGCACGTCGCCGCGGGCGCAGCCGTCGAGACCGAAGATGTGCAGCTCCGTGTAGCCGAGGAAGGCGGCGAGCGCCATCGCTCGGAGCCCCACGTCACACCCGCCCAGGACCGCCCACTCCCCAAACGGCAGGACGCGCTTGCCTTCCTCGGTCCCGTCGAACACATGCCAGAGCAGGACATGGTCGGCAAAGAGCTGTGGACCGAGTCCCGTCTCGAGGTGGTCGAAATACTCCGGCGCGCAGGTCGAGGCCGCGAGGTAGTGTACGGCCGGGTGCGGCGGCCCGAGCAGGCCGACCTTGTGGGCGCGCGGGTCGACCTCGACGTGATAGGTCGGCACGATCCCGCGCTCGAGCAGGAACTTGTGCGAGCCCGAGCAGGTGATCACGTGCGGGAATTGGCGGACGAGCTCCCACGTGTCCGTCAGGCTCGGCCCGAACCCGACGACGGCGACGGCGGTCTTCGCGCGCGCCGCGCGTTGTTCCGCAGTGGGCTCTTGGAGCCGTCCGACGCCGCGCTTGAGCGCGCGGGCGATCTGCTCGTCGCGCAGCCACATCGGCGCCGCATATGTCACGTGCTGCTTCTCGTCCGCCTTGAGCGTCCGGACCGCCAGCGTGGCCGTCACTTGAGGCGCCGGATCCGTAGGTATGATCCGCGGAGGGGGCTCATCACCGCCGTGTTCACGCTGGTTGCCATCTGGAGTTGCACAACGCCGGTCGTCGAGACGAGCATGACCCCGCGGAAACGGCACAGGTGCGACGCGCCGGACCCCATCAATGTCGAGATCACGACAGCCCCCGAGTTCGCCGGACCCCATTCGCCGTGATAGAAGCTCGAGAACGAACTGGCGGCGGCACCGGCGAGGAGTGACGTCGAGCCTTCGATGTGACCGCCGCCTTGATTTAAGGCCGGGAACGTGAGCCCGAACTTGACGACGTTCGCGGGTGCGCTGAACAGCACGTCCGCATCGAGCTCGTAGAGCACCCCCGCACTCACCGAGACCGAAAGGCCGCTGATGTTCGTGAGCCCTGTCGCCGAAATGCTCTGCACCACGCTGACCATGGCGAGCGCAGCCGCGCTGCTGCCGCCAGGGACGGCGCTCAGCCGGTTCGAGATGGCGTTGATGACCGCCTGCAGTCCGACCGCCGTGCCCCCGCCCGAGACGGTGGAGACGAGACTCACGATCGACGCCAAGTGGCTGACGGTCGACTGCACAGACGTCACGTTGGCGGAGATCACGTCGCCGGCGGATTGGGCATTGCTCACCGTCGCCGCCAAGACGCTGAGGGCGGACGCTGCCTGGGCCGACACGGCGTCGAGCTCGGCCGAGGTCACGCTCCCGCCACCACCCCCTGCCTGCGAGATCTTGTTCGACAGCATATTGATGACGGCCTGCAGCCCCGTAGCCGAGCCCCCGGCCGATTGCGCACTCACGTTCGACACCACCGAGCGCAACGCGCTGACGTTGGACGCCAAGCTCACCAGCATCGCACTCTGCGTCACGGTCACGATGGACGCGATGAGCGACAGCGCTGCCGCAGCGGTCGCGCTCACGACCGACACTTCCGTGCTCGTCACACTGCCACCGCCGCCACCCGCCGGCGCCTCGACCGAGATGCGCTGCGAGATGGCATCGAGAATGCTCTGCAGGCCACGGACGGACGTCCCCGCCGCCGATGTCTTCACGCTCACGGCCGACCGCAGCACGGAGACCGCCGACCAGATCGACGCCGCGGCGGCCGAGACCGTGTTCGCATGGGCATCGGCGCTCGTCGCGGCAAGGCTCGCGACCGACGCGGCGGCCGACGCGGCTTGAGCGTGGGCATCCGCAGACGTAGCCGCCAAGCTCGCCACCGAGGCAGCTGCCGAGGCCGCTTGGGCGTGCGCGTCAGCCGAGGTCGCCGCAGCGCTGGCGATCGAGATGTTCGTCGACAGCACGCTCATCTTGTTCGAGAGCGCGTTGACCACGCTCTGCAGACCAGCGGCGACGCCCGCGCCCGAGACCGCCGAGACCAGGCTGACAATCGAGGCCAGGTGGCTGACCGTGGATTGCAGCGAGACGATGTTCACGGACAAGGCCGCGTCCGCCACCGACCGAACTGACGCTTCCTGGTTGATAGCTGAGGCCGCCTGGGCGGAGGCCGCCGAGAGCTCGGTGCTGGTGACCGAACCGCCACCGCCACCGGCCGCGCTGATCTTGTTCGAGAGGGCATTGATGACGGCCTGAAGGCCGGTCGCCGAGCCGCCACCCGCCGACGTGGCCGAGACATTCGACACGACGGACCGCAGCGCCGAGACGTCCGACTGCAGCGACGTAAGAGTGGCCGAGACCGCGTTCCCGATCGAGAGACTGTCGCTGACGATGTTCGACAGCGCGTCGTGCGCTGACCGCAGGTTCGAGATGTCCCCGGACAGCACGGACGTGATGCGCGCCGAGAGCGTGGCGGCCGCCGCCGACAGCTCGGTGCTCGTGACGCTGCCGGATCCACCACCGCCCGCGGCAGAGATCTTGTTGCTGAGCGCATCCACGACGGCCTGAAGACCCGTCGCCGAACCACCACCCGCGGAGGTCGCGGAGACGTTCGAGACCGCCGACCGCATGTTGCTGACCGTGGACTGGAGCGACAGCACATTGACGGACAGCAGCGCGTCGGCCGAGCGCAGGTTCGATATGTCGTTCGAGAGGACCGACGTCACCCGCAGTGACAGTGTGGCCGCGGCTGCAGACAGCTCCGTGCTCGTCACACTCCCCGAGCCCCCGCCGCCGGCCGCCGAGATCTTGTTCGACAGGGCGTCGATCGCCGCCTGGAGCCCGGTGGCTGACCCACCTCCGGCACTCGTGGCGCTGACGTTACTGACCGCCGAGCGCAGGTTGCTCACCGTCGATTGCAACGACACCACGTCGAGCGAGAGTACAGCGCCGGCTGAGCGCAAGTTCGATATGTCGTTGCTGAGGACGGACGTAATCCGGTTGTCCAACGACACGGCCTGCGCGGAGACCGAGACCACCTTGGCGCTGAGCGTCGAGACGTTGGTCGAGAGCGCCGAGACCGCCAGCGACAAGGCAGCCAGGGCGACACTCACAGCGTTCGCATGAGCATCGGCCGAGGTTGCGGCCAGGCTCGCCACGGAGGCGTGGACGTCAGCCGCCCCAGCGGCCACACTCACCACCGACACCGCTTGCGCCAGCGAGGTATCTGCGGCGGCGCGCACCGATTGCGCGTTCGAGATCGTCGTGCTGATCGCACTGACGGCGAGCGACAAGGCAGCACCAGCCGAGATCGCGTTCGAGAGGTCGTTCTCAATGTCGGTGAGGGTCTTCGCCGTGATGGTCGCCGCGATCTGATCGCCGACGAGAATAGCGCGGGCGCCCGAGCCTTCCTGGGTGCGCACGATCGTGAGCGTGTCGCCCGCAATCCCTGTAACGCGAACGATCTCGGCGTTCGTCGGGACGGGGAGGACGCCAGCCGCCCAAACAGTGGCGTTAAACGGAGTGGCGGGGAACCGCGAGCCTTCGCCAGCAGCCACACCAAGGGAGGTCCCGCTCGCCGCCGGCGTCGGGGCGGTCGCGACCAGGGAGTAGGCTAGGTTCTTATGCGCATCCATCGGACAGCCTAACCGGCTGTCGGTTGCGGCCGACGATCAATCGCAGGCATCGGCGGGCGGTTGCCGTTCTCGGGGTTGCTGGGATCGGCATCCAGCGGCTGCTCTTCCACGAGCGCGGGGATCCCCATGCCGTGGCGCACGAACGTCTCGAGGTTCGGGTCGGGCGTCAGCACGCCCGCCATCGTGGCCTGCGCGATGCGGTCGAGCAGGGTCGCGACGGGCTGCTTCGGCGGATCCTCGGCCTCGGCCTCCAGCCGCTCCTTCTCCACCTCCCAGTCGATCCCCTCGTCGCGCGCCATGCCTTCGAGCGACAGCACACCGGCGTCGCGCCGCACCTTATTGGCGGCTGCGTGCTCGGCCTCATCGCGCGCGAGCAGCGGCGGCCACTCGACTTTGATCTCGATCGTCTGGGCTTCTTCTTCGGTGAGCCCTTCGACCTGCTGCGCGCGCGCGGCAGCGATCAGCGCCCAGCGGTGCAGCTGCTCAAAGACCGGCGTGAAGAAGTCCTGCCAGCTCTCGAACTCGCGGACGCCCGGCGACTCGGCCACCATCGTCGAGCTGTAGTTCGCATTCGAGGCGTCGCCGGTGAACATGTACTCGGGCAGGCCGCTCGCCGCGGCGAGCGTCAGGAGGATCGAGCGACCGTCTTCCTTGGCGTCCTGGGCGTTGATGTTGGGGTTCTTGAATTCGTACTTCACCCCGGGCGAGGCGTGGACCGTCGTCCCGGGCTTCAGCATCTTCTGCGCGCGCGCAGCGCCCGGCGTGTCCTCGCGCTCCTTCTGCTGCGCGTCACGGATGCCGGCGATCTGGCCCGGACTGCCGGTGACTTCCTTCACCAGCACGACGGCGGTGCGCATCAGGTTCAGCGTGATGCGGTAGTTCAGCCAATCCTCGAACTGGCGGATCCGCTTGAGCAGCGGCTCGAGCTGGGAGCGGCCGCGCTTCACGTCCGAATCGACGCGGCCCTTCACGTGCAACAGCTCGCTCGCCGGGATGACCTCCTTCACCGTCTTGCCATCGGGGCACCAGCAATAGCCGAGCACCGTCTGGACGTCTTCCTTCGCCGTGACGATGCCATGCGTCACGGTGGTATTGGGGTCAGCGATCTGCTCGGCCGGCACGAGACGCAGGAAGATCATTCCCTCGGGCGGGTCTTCGTTCCCCTCGCGGAGCTGCTCGAGCGACGTCCCGGCGCGCAGGAGCAGCTGCGCCACGAGCGGGGCGACGTCGAGCTCGGGCGGCTCGTCGAAGCGCCGGATGAACGCCTCGCCGTCGCGCCAGGTACGCTCGGGGATCTCGTCCTCGAGCTTCTCCCAGTTGTTCCACTTCTGGAATTGCGCGAGCCAGGTGTCGCAGGCCTTCGCCACCTCGGGGCTCTCGTGCTCGACGCTGATCGTCGCGCCCTTGCCGATGACGAAACGCCGCAGGCTCCCGAGGTAGCCGGCGGCGTGGGTGTTCTCGAGCGCGGCGCGCTGGGCCGCTTCGCGCAGGCTGGTCTGCGTGGTCTGATCGAGCTCGCGCTTGCCCTGCGTGTCGATCGGGACGAAGCCGTCGTTCTCCGGCTCGACGCGCTTGACGACTTCGGCGAGCACGGCGTTCGCGGCTTCGTAGCTCAGGCGGTCGTGGCGGGCGCGCTCCTCGGCGAGGAGGCGCTGCTCGAAGGGCGCCGCGACAACGGCGCGCAACATCGAGAGCATGCCCGGCCGGCGATCGGCCATCAGGTCTTGATCAGCCCGTCTTGGCTGACGACGAGCAGGTCGGTGCCGTTGGCTTTCTTGGTTTCCTTGGCCGTCGCGCGCTTCTGGATCACGCGCAGCGCCTCCATCAGCGCGCCGGCGCACCAGAACGGATGATCGATCGGGCCCTGGATCTGCACCGATCCGGACTGCGGGTCGAAGGTGATCACGATCTGTATCGCCTGACCGTTCATCCGCTCCCCCGCATGCAAAAGGTGAGGGCCCCGAAGCGCGGGACACTCGTCCCATTCACCTCGGAGCCCTCACCCGTCGAACACGGATCGCGGCCCCCGTCGGTTCCCAAGATAGCCCATCCGCCGCCGTTATTCCACGAAGCCCTCGAAGATCTGGTCCTCGTCGCCCGGCGTCTGCATCCCCTCCCACCCGAGCGCCGCCTTGTTGAACGCGCCGGCGGCCGCGTCCATCTGATCGAGGTTCGCGGCGCCAGGCCCGGCGGCCTCCATCTCGCGGAGAAACTCCTCGTTCCAGTCGTTCGGCGCGGCGCTGCGGCGCAGCCGCACGTTCTTCGCCTTGGCGGCCGCCGCGAGCGGGTTGGCGCGCACGAACTTGTCGCCCGTCGGCCGGTCGCCGTAGATCGTATGCCCCGCGAGGTTCTTGATCGTGTTCTCGGTCGACTCCTTCCCGCTTGCCCCGGGCTCGGTCTCGACGAACGTCGTCACGGCGCCCACCCCGAAGAGATGGGCATCCGCGTCGGCGGTCTGCTTGATCACGTTCTCGCGCCGGGCCGCGCCCCACTGCCCGCGCACGACATCCTCGATCGTGGCGACGCCCGCCCAGTAGGCGAGCCGCACGCCGGCGGTGAACTTGCCCCCGTCCTGCGTGCCCGCCTTGTCCCAGTAGCGCACGCGGATCGCTTCGCGCGGGGAGGCGTCGACGATCTCGAAGTCCCCGCGGTCGAACTGCCCGCCGCCGCGCGCGGTCGGCCGCTGCTGGAACTGCCCAGCCGTCCCGTAGGGCCCGAGGCTGCGCTTCTTCGAGTCGATCCACTTGCGATCGAACCGCGCCGGCCACAGCAGCTCGCCCTCCGTCGTGCGCGGATCCTGCCGGCCGAGCACCGTGACGCACGTCTTGCCTTCCCACTCGGCCGGCAAACAGAGGTGCTCGTAGCCGCCTTCGGCGAGCAGGAAGCCGGTGAGGTCGCGCTCGTGGAGCCGCTGCATCACGACCACTTTGCGCGCGAGGCGGGTGCTCATCACCTCGCTCCACCAGGTAATCACGTTCTCGCGCTCGGTCTCCGACTCCGCCTCGTCGATCGAGTGCGGGTCGTCGGCGACCCCGATGTCGGCGCCCTCGCCCGTGCCTGAGCCCACGCCCATCGCCAAGCGGAAGCCGGTCTCCGAGTTGTCGTAGCGCTTCTTCTCGTTCTGGTCGCTCGTCAGCTGCACGCGATCGCCGAAGCGCTGCTGATACCAGGGATCCTGAATGACGCGCCGGGCTTTCAGGCAGTCGCGCGTGGCGAGCTGCTCCTTGTAGCTGCCGTAGATCCAGCGCACGGCGGGATCGAACGTCCAGACCCAGGTGGGCCACAGCACGCCGACGCTCAGCGACTTCATGTGCCGCGGCGGGATGTTGATGATGAGCGCCTCGATCAGGCCGCGGGTCACCGCCTCGAGGTGCTCGGCGATCGCATCGATGTGCCAGCCGGGGACGAACGGGCGCTTGGGCTCGACGAGATGCCAGGCGCGCTCGATGTAGGTGCGGAGACTGCGGCGGCAGCGCTCGGCTTCGACGGCGACGAGCGTCGGCAGCCGGGCGGTCGTAGTGGTCACTCCAGCGAACCGCCGAACTCTGCCATCAACGCATCGCGCTTTTCCCCCGCCTGCTCCTCCGTATCGAACGGCCCGCACTCACCACCCTCGGGCGAAATCACATACCAGCCATCGCTGCCGTCCGCAAGATACCAGACGTTCGCATATCCTGGCGCGTTGGGCCACGGGCCGAAGCCTTGGGTGCTCACTCGTACCCCAGCAGATCGCCGACGAGGACGGGCACCAGGTGCTTGCACTTCTTCTCGCGGCAGGGCACGTCGAACAGCGGCAGCGTCAGCAGCTCGGGCGGCAGCGGGCCGATGTGCTCGCGCAGCCGGCGCGCGGTCTCGGTGAACGCGCGGATCTGCGCGGTCGGCCGGCGCGGACACGTGCAGCGGGCGAGCGGGGCGAACTTCGCGGGCGGCGTGGTCGTGTCGTTCACGACACGAGCTGCAGCCGCCGCTGCTCGGCATCGTGAATCTCTTGGAGCTTCGCGAGCGCAGCGTCCGAATAGCCGCGCAGCTCGACGGGGATCGGGCCCCCGCTCGGGCCCGAGTGCTGCAGCTCCTGCACGGGCCGGCCGTAGACGCGATCGGACAGCCACATCACCGCCTTCCAGAACTGCTCGTGCGTCACGTCGGCCGCGCCGCTGAGGAAGTAGCGGATCTGCGTCAGCACCTCGTCGCTGTTCAGCATCGCGTTGAGCTCTTGGCGAAAGGTCTCGGGCGGGCGTCCGGCGTTGGGCGCGCCCTTCGCGGGCCCGCGACCGCGGCGAGGATCCACCCCGCGCAGGAATGGTTTGCCCGGCGGCGCTGACTTTGGTGCAGACTTTCTCGCACCTGGGCGGCGCTGGCGGTGGCCCTTCGCGGGCTGCTTGCGCTTGCTCACCGCGCCTCGGGCTCCGTCGTGGAGGTGACACGCGCCCACTTTCGGCAAAGCTTGAGATGGCCCTTCGTGGCGCTCGCCGCGTCGTTGTAGCCCGCGAAGTCCAACTCTCTCCCGCTGATTTCCGGTAGTCCGCACGCGCCGCACTCTAGATCTCCCTCCCCTGCTCCACGGACGCTCATGGCTGCTCGCGATTCCGGCCACCGAAGGTCCGCATCCACCAGTGCGCGACGCAGCTGTGGCCGATCGCCTCCATCTCAATCGACTTCTTGAACAGCCGCGCGGGGCGGCGCTTGTGGGCCTTCAGCAGGTGCTGCCCGTAGGGAATGGCAACGAGGTCGCCAGACTCGAACGGCGTCACGTCCGTCTCCGCCACCAGCCGCTTCAGCTCTCGCAATGAAATGTAAATCTCAGGCATTTGTCCCCCTTAAGGTTTCCTTTTGACTCCGGCTCCCCTGCTCCACGGATACGCAACGCCGCTTCCAAGTCGTCGGCGCACGCTTCGAGCTGGCGCGCCTTCGTATCCAGACGCGGGGCACTCGCCTCATGCGGGTTGATGTCATTGCGGATAGATGCCGCCAGTCGCCGCCACTGACCGATCTTCGCGCGCACGATCCACGCTTCCTTGCTGGCGTCCGGTGCCTCTGCTGGCGCGAGGGGCGCAGCCCCGACCGCGACCTCGAATACCTGGTGCGGCATCAGTCGCGGCGGCACTTCTGGTGCTGGAGCCGCCCCCGACGGCCCGTGCAGATCGATCCAGTCGCGCAGCGAGACGACGACGAGCGCGTCGAGGTCGGCACCCCGTGGCTGCTGCAGGATCACGACGCCGATCTTCGCCGGCGCGCGCGTCGCCGCCTTCTCGCACACCAGCGCGAGCCACTCGGCCACGTAGCGGGGGAATTGGCGCGCGCGCTTCTTGAACTGGAAGCAGAACATCGGCGTCTCGGCATCGGCGCCGTTGCGCTCGCCGGTGACGGGGATCCGGCGCGTGCCGAGGAGCACGGCGACACGGCGCTCGAACGCCTTCCACGTTTTATCCGCCATGGCTCGCCCCTGTGCCGGCGTTGGCGTTCGCCGCCTGGTAACGCGCCTCGAATCCCGCCGCAATCTCTTTCGCCGACATCAGCCGGAGCCGTCCGGTGAACGCCTTCCAGCCGATTTGGTGCTGCCACTGGTGGAGCATCCATTCGAGCGGCACCATATTCGCCTCGTCGGGATGCCCAGCGCCGCGCGAGTCGATGTGCGCGCGGGTTTGGGCACTGGCACGAGGGGATAGCTCATGACCGGTCCCCCCGGTTGCCATTCCGGTTGCCAATTCGGGCGGTCTTTGGGCCCCTACGCGCCGAACGACTACCGAAACCAGCTAGCCTGGTTATGCTTGGGAAGACTTGGAACCAGCGTCGGAAAGAAGAGGTCGGGGGTTCAAATCCCCCCGCCCCGACTTGCAGCACAAGGACTTGCGCATGAGCGGTCGCCACTTCAGTCGCCATTTCCACTGCCCATCTGCTCGAGATTCGTCACGCGCCGCCGGTGCAACTCGATGGCGACGGTCGCCTGGCGCCGGAGCTCGTAGGCCTCGTTGAATGCCCGCCGCTCCGCATCCTGAACGCCCAAGTTGAGCCACTGGCGGCACGCGGCGCAGATGTATCGCGGCAGCCCGACATCGAAGAGTGTTTTCTTTTCGCCGCAGAGCCCGCACCCGATGGCCTTCTCGGTTTGATACCGCTGGTCGGCTAGCAGCTTTAGGCGTTGCTTTTCTGCTGCCGCAGATTCCTTCGCCATGCGACGCTCGGTCTTGTCCAGCGGACCGAGCGGACGCACGGGCGAATTCATGGCGTCGCGCAACGCATTCAGGCGTGCGGCGACGGCCTCCTTGTCGGCGACGCGCCTCGCGACGTCGGTCGTCAACCAAGCGACCAACTCCGGATCCGCCCTGAACCATTCCCGGTGAACGCGGAGGTGCGCCCAGCGTTCATGCGCTTCCGCCTCAGAGAGAATCCATTCCGCGGCGGTGACGAGCACGACCGGCTTCCCGGGCAACTGGAGGCCGTTGACGCGAGACGTGGGATTGATCGAGCGCCCCAGTTTGATTCGATCGCCGACCTGTATGGCGTAGAAGTGCGACGGTTTCTGCGGTCCTTCGAAAGGAGCCGGCAGGCCGAAGCGCCGATACGTTTCATACAGCCGGTTGATCAGCGTGTCCTGTGGGTCGACGACCTCGTTCTCAGTGCCCATTCGCTTCTTTCTCCTCGAGCTGAATCCGCGCGCGCTCTAAGTTCTCCGGCCGCTCACGCATGTACTGATTTGTAACCGCCAGAGTGGACTGCTTTAACCACTGTGCCGCAGTCGTCAGATCGCCGATGTCCCCGACCACCATACGGCGCAACCCGTGGAAAGCACGACCTTTGATGTGCGCCACGCCGGCGCGCTTCTCTGCCTCACCGAGGTGCCAGTGCAGCCCGGAATACCGCAGGACCTTCGTGGGGCGGTATCGACTCCAGAAGACCCAGCCAGATTCGTTGCGATGCCCGTGCGCCTCGAGCAGCGCCGCACGAGCCACGACAGTCATGGGTCGCGTAAACGTCTCGGCCGTCTTATCCCACTCGGCACGGAACGTGACGCCGCCCTGCTCGAAGTCGATGTCTTCCCACCGCAGGTGGAGGATCGCATTGATGCGCGCGCCATACGAGGCGCAGAGCTGGATGACATTGCGGGCGCGCCACTGCTCGGGCCAATCGAGCGCGGCCGCAATCTTGAGCAGCTCGGCGCGCGTGTACTCGGCCGGCCGCGCGTCGCGCTGGCTGCGCGGCGTCTGGTAGCGGTAGGTCGCCAGTGGGTTCTGGCCGATGATCCGGCGACCTTGGGCGAAATTGAGCATCTGGCGCAGAAAACCGACGAGCCGCCGGATCGTCCCGTGCGCGATCTTCTTCGCGCGTAACCGATCGCGGAGTGCGTCGGCATCCTCGTGGCCCAGCTCGGTGACGGGTCTCTTGATGACGGAGAGGCGGCTAGCCCAGTCGGCATACAGCGTGGCCGTCTTCGGCCGCCAGCCATGCTCATTGGCCGCTTTGTATTTGATCCAGAGTTCCGCGACCGTCGGAATCGGTCCACCGATCGGCATGAGGCGCCGGCGCTCCGCGGCATACTCCTCCGCCCACCGCTTGGCATCGGCCTCCTGCGAAACCGGCCAACTCTTGGTGTGCCGCTTCTTCCGAGCATCCCGCCATTCGCACCACACGCGACCGCGCGCGACCCACAGGCGGACCGTGGCGCCGTGGACACCGTAAGTGCGACCCTGTCTACGCGTCACGACGGGCCCGCGCGCGAGCGGATAGGACGATAGGATCCTCGGCTTCGGCAGACTCCAACAAATCTACCCATCGTGCGACGGTCTGGAGTGTCGGCGCGGCCGACATGTCGACCAGCGTTCGCATCTCGTTCAGCACGCGATCGACATTGCCGGACTCAGCCATCGCTCAGGTCCTCGCGCTCCATCTTCTCCGGCATCTCCGCCATCGCCGCGTACAGATTCACGCCGTGCTCTTGCAGCTCCACGCCGAGCGCGCGCCACGCAAACAGCATCGCGGCTTTGTGGTCGCTCTTCATCGTGGCCGCGTATCCCAGCGAGCGCAGCTGGATCGTGACGACGACGCCGTGCGGCACGGGGCTGACCTCGAGGTCGACCACGGTCTGGCCCTTGGGCGGAATCGGCGAACTCACGCGCTCTCCGCGATCTGGCCGGGCGCCACTCGCCAGTTCGGCGTGAAGCATTTGCACTTCCGACAAGAGCCGTAGCGGTGGATGCCGAGCGAATGCGCGCAGTCGGGGCATGGCGGCGACGTCGCCTGGGCCAGCGCGTTGTCGTGCGCGCGCTTTGCACCATCCCACGCTGCGGCGTAGTGCCGGAACAGCAGCGCCTGCACGAAGCCCGCATGCCGCAGCGGTTCGATCTCCCGCTCGGGCGCCTTGCGCTGCACCCACCAACAGTCGGCGCAGCGGACGATGATGCCACACTCGGCCGGCACTTCGCGCGGATCCACGAGCCCCTTGGGAAAGGCAAAGTAGAGCCGCATGACCGCCTGCAGATACTTCCGGTACTTGCCCGCGCGGACGTCGGCGAGGAAATCCGCGCGGCTGATCTTCACCTCGTAGGCGGTGAGGCGCGGTCGCGTCCACGAGAGGCGCATGGCTGCGACATCGACGATGCCGGCGCTCAAGGCCAGCTTCTCGATCGCGATCTCACCGGCGAGATGGCGCAGATCCAGGAGCTCGGCCGCGAGCTCGTCGTGCTTCCAGTCGGTCATCGCCGGTGCGCCGCGGCATCAGGACACGTCGCGAAGTGGCTTTGATACAGCTTCTCCCCAGGCGCCGGCGCTGCAGTGAACGTCGCGAGCAGATCCTTCCCCGCGCGCAGCTCGTCCTGGTCGAAGCCTTGCTGCGCCTCGTCGAGCAGCGTCTCGTCAATCCGAAAGCCGCGCGGCGCGACAACGGGCTCGGCGTCGACGGGCATGCGCTTCCCGTTCGTGGTGATCGTCCAGAGGATCGGCTCCTCGCACGAGCGGCAGCGAGAGAGCTTCACGCGATGCCCCGCCGGACTTCATCCCACAGCCGGCGCTCGCCCTGCGTCAGCCCCTCGAGCGGCGTCACGTGATCGCCCAGCGGATGGATCGTGCCCAACCCTTCCTGCACGACGTCCTGGTCGTCGCCGTCGTCGTCGAGCAGCTTCGTGATCGGCGCCGACGGTAGCACATCGACGACCTCCCGCGTGCGCGGCGTGTGCCGGCGCTCGAACTGGGCGAACGGCCGCAGCAGCGACCAGAAGACCAGCAGCACGACGAACGCCACCAGCAGTTCGACGACCCACGCCACCACAGCGAGGGCGGCGAGGACGAGCGCGAGCACCTTCATGGGGCACCCTCGGCCTCGATCGCCGCGCGCTCGACCGGATCGGCGGTGACGTGGCGATCGGAGAGCATCTGGAAGGACCAGCACGCCATCCCGCGGAGGCCGGCGTAGTGCTGGAGGCGGCGCCGATCAGCGTGGCAGTGCTGCCAGAACCGGCAGGGCGTCGTCGGGGAGTCTGCTTCCTGGCAGAGCGGCTCGTCACACTTCATCGGCACCGTCATCTGGCACCGCCGTTGCCGTCGTCCTTGCGTGCAACGTTAAGACTTTCTTTTATTCTCTCTCTAATTCTACTTCTACTTCTGTGCGACTCAGTGCCCAACCGCTTGTCAGCGGACGCCCTACCCGCGACCGACGCCTTCTCCGACCGTGCGCACTGGTCGGCATAGACTTGAGCGAGCTTCCTGTTGATGAGTCGTTGGTCTTCCGTGCCGTCTGAGATGAATCCGAGTTCCAACACACGGGCAACTAAACGCCGACTCGCGCCCAACGCCTTGGCAACGACCTTGGCGTCAGCGGGCACCGAGCCCTCGCGCCACTGCCAGCACAGGAGGGTGATGTAGACCCCGCGCTCGGCGTAGCTCATCCGCCGCACGCGCTCGTCGGTGTCCCAGGCGTCGATCTCGAGCGGGAACCACTTCAGCGGTGCGGCCACCTACCGCCCCGCCTCGTTCGGATCGAAGAGTTCGTCCTCGTCGTCGTAGCCGTCGCCGTCCTCGTCCTCATCCTCGTCCAGGTCCTCGTCGAGCTCGGGTGCGGTCTTCGGTTTGGTGGTCATCCCTACCATCCCTTTCGGTTGAGCTTCACGCCGCAGCGACGGCAGGGATCGAAATCCGTCATCACGCCGCAGTCAGGATTCGTGCACTTCACGCTGCCCGAGAGCTGCGTGCCCTTCGGCGTCGGCGCCGCGGCTGTCGGCTTCGCCGGCGGTGCCGTAGCGTGACGCTTCCACCCCAGGTCCTTCGCGCGCTTGTAGATCGTCTTCATCGAGACGCCGGTGCGCTTTTCGATCTCGGGTCCCGAGACGCCCTTCTCGTATTGCAGCTGGATGGTGGCCAGCTTGTCGGGGCTGAGCCGCGTGGCTCCGGCCTCGCTCGGCGTGGCGGCGTGCGCGGCGGTGGCCGGCGGCCGTTTCCATTGTCCCTCACTGGCGCGCGTGTAGATCGTCGCGACGCTGACGCCCGCGGCCTTGGCGATCTCGGCGACGGGTTTCCCGGCCGCGTAGTCGCGCTTCGACTGATTCCATTTCGGGTCGTGCGGATTGCCGCGCGTGTTCCGCTGGCCGTTCTTCCCGCCGCCGTTGCGCGCCGGCGGCAGCGTCAGCCCGACTGGCACCGCAACGCCGGCGCGCTTGCGCACCGCGGCGATGATCACGTCGAGATCCGCGATCTCTTGCACGCTGGCCGCGCGTTGCTGCTCGAGCTGCGCGAGCAAGGCGGGGTAATCAATGGCGTTCACCGAAACCACACGGTCGGTCGGTCGGTCGGTCGGTCGGTCGGTCGGTCTGGCCTTGACCCTGATGCGAGGATAGACGCCGCGCGGCATCAGCGGCTCCCTTTCTTCTTTGCCTTCTTGGCGGCGGGCTTCTTCTCCTCCACCTTGGGCGCGACCTGGTCGACGATCTTCGCGGCGTCGATGCCGAGCTCTTTGAACTCGTCCGCCATGCCGTACACGCGCCACCCGTTCAGATTCTCGAGATAGGTCAGCCATGCCACGCGGCGCAGCAGCTGCTCGGGGGTCTTGCCCACCGGCACCAGGTTGAGCGCACCCTTGAACACGTCGTGCGGCCACGGGGCGACTTCAGAGAGGACGCGCTCCATGAGCGCCGAGGTTGGTCCGATCGGCGCATCCTTGACCCGCTCGGCCAGCGCCTTCGCTAGGACGGGCAGCGCCTTCTTCCAGCGAGCGCGCTCGAGCTCCTCGGCCTCGTGCGCGCGTTTGCGCCGTGCCTCCTCCTGGATCCAGTTCCGATCAGTGGCCGGCGCGAGCTTGCCGGATGCCTGGGCCTTCGCGCGCCGCTTGCGGGCGCGGGCCGACTCGGGGAAGTGCACCTCGCACTTGTCGCGATTCACGCAGACGCGGAAGGCCTCGCCGCGGGACTGGCCGGCGGCGACGATGCCGATCCGGCTCCACGCGCAGGTCTTCGACTTCTTCGTCCCGTCGGCGCGGCGCCAGGACATCTCGCCATAGGTGCGAACCTTCCCGTCCTTGGCGTCGTCGCGGAGCCCATGGTCGTAGGTGATGTAGACGGGCTCGAGGTCGTCCGACTCGGCCTCTTTCAGCGCCACCACCGTCGCCGGGAACAGCACCGGATCCACGTCCTCCGGCCGGAAGCGCACGTGATCGTCGATGTAGTTCGCGAGCTCGCGGACGCTGACCGCCGTGACCGCGCGGGGCAGCTCGAGCGACGGTTGCTCGGGATCGTAGTCGGCATCCTCGCCCTGCCAGAGGCCTCCGCCCGCCTGGGACTGGTAGCGGTTCACCCGCTTGGGATCGCCCATGACGCGCTTCTGCTCGGCCGGCTTCAGGCGCGCGAGGAGGATGGCGTGGCCCGCGGTGATCAGTCCCTCCTCGAGGTACTTCTTCGCCTCGGGGATCAGCTGCAGCAGCTTGAGCCGGTCGTAGACGTACTTCATCGAGAGCCCGATCCGCGCCGCGAGCTTGGCGACGTCGTAGCCCGCCTTCTCCATCAGCATCTTGAACCCGGCCGCCTCGTCGAGCGGCGCGACGTCGTCTCTCTGCTTATTCTCGACGGTCAACAGCTCGAGGAACGCGACGTCGCTGAGCGGCCGCACCACGGCGAGGAGGCTCGTGAGCCCCGCGATCTTCGCCGCCCGGTAGCGCCGGTGGCCGGCGCCGATCTCGTAGTTCTGCCCGGCCCGCCGGACGATGATCGGCGTCAGCTGCCCGTTCACGCGCAACGACTCGGCCGTTTCGGCTAGCTTCGCGGGGTCGAAGTGCTTGCGCGGGTTCCAGGGCGACTCGATCAGCTCGCGTAGAGGGATATGGCGGAGCTCCCCAGCGCCGGCTGGCGAGGGGACTGTGGCGATCTCGCCGAGGTGCGGCGTCGTCGGTGCAGCAGTAGCGGTCACGGTGCTCATCTCCCTTGGTTGCAGGCGTCGTTCCACGCGCGCAGGCGGCGCAGTTCGGTGACGTGCAGCTTGTGCTGCTCGACGCGCGTCGCATGGGGCCCGCCGGTCCGAGTCATGCAGCCGACGCCGGGCTTCGCGTTGCAGGCCGGGCACGCGACGTCGAGGACCGTCGGCTCGTCCGGTGAGGTCCTCAGCGTCGTCATCGCCCTCGACGTCCGCGGCCGCGGCCGCGCTTCTTCAGCCCGAAGAGATCACCGTCCCCACCGTCCTGCGCCGCCTTCGTGCTCTTCTCGTTCGGACCGGCGAGGAAGTTGAACGTGCCCTGCTCGTCGAACTTGGGGCCGAGGCGCGACGCGATGTCGTGGGCCTCGCCCTCGAGCTGCTTGGCCTCGTTGTGGCGATCGAGCTCCGTGCACTTCTTCGCGACCTTCGTCAGTTCGGCCGCGCGGCGCTTCAGCGCCCGGCAGACGGTGCGGCAGTCGTTCAGCGCGAGCGCCCCGATCGTCAGCGTCGGGTCGTGGGCAGGTGCGGCATCTGTGGTCATGTGAATCTCCTGGTCCTGCGGGGTGGTCATGGTCTTGGGCCTCGCCGTTGAGCCGCAGAGCAGCGCGTCAGCTGGCCGGGCGATTCCTTCCCGGTGCGCGATCCGCGCGTCCTACGCCGGCGTGTTGCTGACCCAAGACCGTTAGGGCGCAGTCGGGGGCGTGATCCCCTTCGTCAGTGGCCTGGGTCGGGTTATGGGCCCGTTCGTCCATCCACCACCCGCGCTTTTCGCGCCGCCCGCAGAGCACTGGCCTTGCACGAACCATGGGCCAGCTCCCACATACCGGCGGCGCTACGTCGTGTAGCCGAATCCCCGCAGCACGGCGTCCCGGGCTTCTCGTTGCTCGGGGCTCAGTAGATCGTCCTTGGTGCCGATCAGCTCACTCGGCGACTTCGCCGCCGTGAGCAGCTTGGCCTGCTCGTCGTCGATGTCGTCCGTCCGGATGCGCGTATAGCCCGACTCCGGTTCCCCGATCCAGCGCAAGAGGTACGGCACGGGGCAGTCGGGCGCGTGGCCACCCAGGGGGATCGACAGGGTCCACTCGGGATAGACGCCCGTCGCTGCCTTGAACCCTTCACGACTCGTGCTGTGACGGGGCCTCCCGTCGGCGGGCTTGTCGGACAGGTCCGCATCGCACAGGAAGCAGTACTTGCCGCCGCAAATGAGCGCGCCGCGGTCGTGCACGTGCTTGAGCGCCGCTTTTGCACCGGCTTCGTCGAGCATCGTGCTAGCCTGGAAGCCGCGCGTGCGCCGGATGGACGGCCACTCATCGGGCACGAGGCCGCGATAGCCGGGCGGCCGATTGCAGAGTCCATCCCCGTAGACGGCCATTCAGCGCGCGGTTCCCGGCGGCACCAGTTCGCGCCGCTTCAGCTCATCCTTCGCGAGGCTCTGCCAGATGTCGATGTGCGGCCCACGGCGGCCCGGCTCGACCAACCAAAGCAGCTGCGCCTGCGACCAGTCGCGCAGCTTTTTGTTGAACACGGGACCGCTGCCCGGCCACGGGGTGTCCGATGTCGGCTCGGGCTCGGGCAGGGTATCGGGTTGCTCGTTCTCATCTGGGGCCACGCGATTGCCGATTTCCTCGGCGCTCACTTCGCCCATCGCGATCAGGTTTGAGATCGCGCGGTTCGTGGCTCGTGTGGCGGCCGTCGCGATGGCGTCGGCGACAGTGATGACACGCCGACCCGTCGCCTCATCGGTGCAGCAGGCTCCGACATCCTCCGACATCTGGCCCCACGGCCCGATCGCCTGCGCCGTGACCGTCGCGCAGAACTGTCCGTTGATAAACTCGCTTACCGTGCGCGAGACCTTGATGCTGATGCCGAAGTGGCGCGCGAGCTTCCGCCAGGCCGACTTCTTCTTGAACGTGCGCTTGCCTTCACGCTGTACGTCGTTCGGTCCGATCAGTGCGGTGCACGCTTTGTCGTAGGCGGCGGCGAGCTGCTGCTGGTGTTTGATCGCTGCGCCGTCTTGGATCTGCTGCAGGTAGTCCTGCATGGCAAACTTCGCGGGGAGCGCGACGATCTCGCCGGTCTCCGGCGCGAGGCCCTCACGGGTCTGCACTGCGGTGGTCATGGTTTGCACCCTTCACGAGCCGGGTCTAGATTGAGCGCGGCGCCGGGCTCAACGGCGTCAGCTCCAGGCCCCGTCGACGTGACAGCGTCGGCGGGGTTTTCGTTGCGGGGCGTGAGGCAGTGCGCGCAGACGTTCGCCGCCGGGTGATGCCGGCGTGTCGCGCGCGCCGTGCGCTCGATCGGGATCAGACGGCCGCAGCGCGTCCGGGGGCCGAGCGTGATGTGCCACTCGGTGTAGCGGGTGCCCGTCCACCAAGCAATGAGACTGGGCGCCCACGTGTACGGCATGGCCTCGCGCGCGAGGACGAGCGCGGTGCCGGTCATGCGGGCACCTCGCGCACGCGCCGCGGCGCGTTGTTCAGGCGGGCGAGATGCACACCTTCGTGCACCGGGTTGCCCAGCTTGTCGACGAGCGGGATCCCGACGTTCGGATCGCAGCGCTTGCCGTCCTCGGCACCGCACGTCGAGCAACGGCCCCACACCGCGCGCTCGTGGAAGGTCAGCTCGCGCTCGCTCACGTGTCGCGACCGGCGAGCTCGCGGGCCCTGCGCTCGATCAGCGCATCGACGTCGTGATGCTTCGGCTCGCGCCGTGCTTCATCGCGCGCAACCAGGGCGATAAGGATCGACCAGAAGAGAACGGACACGATCGCGGCGATACTCATGTCGTCTGCCGGCGATTGTGCGTCTGCTCGAAGCTGGTTGCCCAGCGACAATTGGACGGTTCGTAATTGCCGTAGGGATTGATGCGATCGAGGGACCTGCCGTTCGGGCGCTCGCCCATATCGGCGAGGAAATTCTCGAAGGTCTCCCAACGCTGGCAGATGCTGACACCGCGCCCGCCATAGTAGGCATACTGCGTTGAGCGCGGATTGAGGCATCGCCTGCGCATGGCCTGCCAGCTCGTGTAGGTGCGACTCTCGCCACTGATGCGACTGTGGCCATGCCTCAGCTTGGTTCGTGCGCTCGTAATAGCAGCAATCTCACGCGACAAACAACCACAACTTTTCGAGCAGCCGTTGAGCAGGGACTGGGCTAGTACTACTCGCTCGTTGCAACATGCGCATCGACACACCCATGTCGGCCGCGGCGAACGCTCCTTGCGGATAACGCTCGGCCCGGGACCGAGTACGGTCCACCGTCCAAACCGCTGGCCGATACCGATTGTCATCCAGCGCACCCCCGCAACCGCTGCTCTTCGATCAGGGTGTCCAGCAGCGCGGTCTCCCGTCTGATCATCTCGCGCTTTCGGGCGATCAGTCGCGCGAGGTTCGCATCAGACTTGTCGAGCTGATACCGGAGCTCGTCCACATCCTCCAACGCGTCCGCCTGCTCGGCGAGCATCCACGTCGCTTCGCAGTTCGGCGGCGGTTCCCTTCCATCGAGCGCGCGATAGATCGGCTCGACGAACCGCGCGAGCCGCTCGTCATCCCCGAGCTGCTTGAAGGCGTGGATGATCGCCGCGGCGCGATGATTGACCGAGCGCATCAGATGCTCGACGGACTGCGGCCGCATGCCGAGCTGCGGGGCGATGTACAGCGCGACCGGGTCGCGTTTCCCGTTCGCCGACCAGCGGCGTTCCTTCGGGAGGGACGTGCCGACTCCAGCATTGCTGGCCGCGTGCGTGGGACGTTGCGTTGCGCGCATGCTAGACCGCCACCGTGGGCGAGAACGCGCGCGCGTCCTGAATGGTGAGCCAGCGCGTCAGCTGCGCGAGGTCCCGGCAGGCGAGCTCGCGATCGACGAGATGATTTTCGTAAATTGGCCCCCCAGGCTGGCCGGGACGGGCAATCAAATATCCGCACCGCCACGAGCCGTCCCCGTTCGTCTGCACGACGACGCGCCGCAGGGCGTGGGGGATCGTCGGGTCGGCCCGCTCAGCTACGACGATGCCGTCGATGATGATCGTGACGCGGAAGCTGCGGTTCAACAGCAGCTCGACGACGTCGACGACGGTGAGGCCCGGCGCGGTGGCGGTGGTCATGATTGGAGGACCGGCTCGCCCGCGATGATCTCGCGCACCCGAGGCATCGCCAACTCCCGCAGGAGCTGGCTCTGTTCCACGATCTCGCCGCGCCGCGTGCTTTCGAGGCGCGCCGCCTTCTCGAGATCGCCGGCATCCTGGCTGCTCAGCCGCACCGTGAGCCGTTCCTTCTTGACGTGACGCTTCGCCATGCCTATGCTCCCTTCCGTTCCGGACCGACGGATGACTGACTCTTGTCTGACGGGCAAGAGTATTGTCCAAAGGACAAGCCGTGTCAAGTACCAAGTTATGCCGCGACAGGGCAAGCACTTAACGGAGCCCTATGTCCAGTGGGTCGAGGCCGAAATGGCCGAACGGGGGTGGAAGGCGGCGGAACTTGCCCGACGGGCAAAGATGAACCAAGGCGCGATCTCGCGGATGCTCAGGCGGGAGGTGGCGCCCGATGCCCTGACACTGGAACGATTGGCGAAGGCGTTCGGGAAACCGCTCCCCGTTCTCCGGCTGGCACCGGAGCCGGGACGCCCCCCGGGTGGCGGCCGTGCGGCTCGTTCCACACCTTCTAATCAGGCCGAGATGCTCGGCGCCGAAGAGATCGCCGAAGAAGTGGGCGAGGTCCTCGAGCCCCTGATCAAGCTCCTGGCAGGGAAGGGTGGGACGATTGCGGCACGGTGGCTGTTGGCGGTGGCGGCTGAAGCGAACGATCAGGGCGTGACCGACGTGCGCCCGTTGATCGATCTCGCACGCGAGCTGCTCTGGCGCGCCGAGCGGGTGGAGTGATGCGCGTGGCCCACGCCGTGCGTCGGGTGATTCTGGCCAACGAGCTCGCCAGCTCGCGCTACGGACTGCATCGACTGATCGGGTGGCTTCGCGAAATCGCGGATGACTTCGCCGCGCACGGCGCCGACGTGAATGATCTGCGTTGGGAGATTCGCCGGCTGACGCGCGAACTGCGCCGCAGGGGCGGGCTGCTGCTGTTGCTCGTGGTCCTGCTGTGAGCGCCGGGCCCCTCACGCCTGGCGAGTTGCTCGGTCACAGCGTGCGCACCGCGGGCGCCGTCGTCTCCTGGCTCAGCATCGCGGGCGGCCTGCTCGCGATCGGCCTCGGCGTCATCCACAAGGGCGAGCCCGGCGCGATGGCGATGGCCGGGGCCGGGATCGCGGGGATGTTGTGGGGCTGGTGGCTCGGGGCGATCAGCCGCGGGGTCGCGCATCTGCTCGAGCGCCGGCCCTGACCGCGCCCGACGCGACCATCCTCGAGCTGACGCTGAAGGCGATCGCGCGGCTGCTACGGCCAGGGAAACCGCAGCACCTGGCAGCCGACGACGATAGTCGCGCCGGCGCCGACGCCTTGGCCGGCCGACGCGCCGAGCCCGACGGAGACGCCACAGCGCCGGGGCCGAACCGTTAGCTGGCGTGCGAGCTGCGCGTGCAGTCGCCCGGCCTCCGCTTCGGCGGAGTCGGCGCGTTGCCCGCAGGCGAGCAGCGCCACGGAGCAGCGCGCGAACGCGCTCGAGTCCGCGGTCGCGATCTCCCCGAGCACCGTGACGGTATCGACGCGCGTCCCGGCCGCGAGCGCGGCGCGGAGGGAATCGGCGCGCCGGTGCGCGACGCCGGCGAGCTGCTGATTGGCGCGCTCGACTACCCTGAGCCGCTCGCGGTACTTGACCAGCTGGCCGTGGATCCGGAGCAGCGCGCGAGAGCTGTCGCTGATCACCTGGTCGCGCGCCGACATCAGCGCATCGATCCGACCGAACACGTAGAACAGAAGCGCCACCGCGATCGCGCCGGCGACGAGGTAGGCAACGATGCGTTTCGGGGGCGTCACGTGGGGACCCGCTGTAGCGCCGCTCGCCGTTCCGCGGCCCGCTTGATGTTCTCCCGATGCGCCGCCGTTACCTCCCACGGTCCGGCCGCGATCTGGCGCGCGTGCGCCATCACAGCCCGCGGGACCGGACACTGATGCACGGCGGTCCGCAGGCGCCCGCAATGCCGACAGCGCCCGAAGTGGAGTCTCATCGCAGGCTCAGCTGCGGGACCTGCCACAGCGAACGTCGCGGGCACCCCTTGTCCAGCGCGTAACGCCCCCTGCACGCCATCCAGGCTTCTTCGTCGTCCGTCAGCGCCCATTCCCGTAGGGTGTAGTGACTGTGGTAGTCCGCATGGCACGCGCCGGGGTCGGCTGGCAGGAGGCTCACCCGCGCCGGGGACGCGCTCACGCCGGTGACCCACACCGCCCCCGCGATGCCCACGTGCCCGCTGCCGAACCGATAGTAGGCGCAGAGCAGGACCGTGCCGCCGACTTTCACCTCGAGGGATTCGGGAAACAACTCCAGGGCTACGAGCTTGACGCGCGGGGGCGGTGGTGGAGGCGGTAGCGGCGGCGGCGCGACCACCACAAGCGGAGGCGGCGCAGGCGGTTGCGGCGGCGGAGTTTCGCCGGCGGGGCAACCGAGGAGGAGCAACAGCCAGGCATATCTCACAGCCGGGGCTTCGAGCTCACCATGGGCAGACCCCGGTGACCCTGCCGCCAGCCGAAAAACCATCCCGCGCCACCGGCGACGAGGTGCGTAAAGATCAGAATGAGTACCAGTGCCATACGTCCTCCTGGTGATGGTCAGTCATCCGCTTCAACAAACTCACCCACCGCATTCGGGCGAGGATCGACGCCGATGTGCCAATGGTGATCCTTCGCCGGGTCCGCGTTGTAGACGGGCTCGAACTCGATCGCCCCCGGCGCCTCGGCTTCCAGTCCGACGATCGCGGCATTCACGCGCCACTTGTCGTGCGCTGACCACTGCCGGGAATCGAGGTCCACCGCCATGCCGCGGCCGTGCAGTCCCTTCCCGTTCGTGCGGTAGTCGTTGGTGATGTGGAACGGCACGCCGGCGCGGCCGCGCACGCGATCGAGCCAGCGCAGGAACCCGACGTCCATGTTGTCGGGATACCGGAACTCGCTCGCGCGGAAGTAGACGAGGTCGGTGGGAAAGCTCATGTCGTCGGGCTCGGCGGGTCAGGGTCGGGCAATGGGGTGGCGCCTTGAGTCGCCGCGATGTAGGCCGCATCGGTTTTGCGCTTCCCGAAGAACTGGGCCGCGTCGAGCCCGCTCATGACGAGGAGGAAGGCCAGCCACTCGTAGGACGGCTCCCACGTCTCGCTCAAGAAGTACTTCGCGGCGGTGCCCAGCACCACGATCAGCGTGATGAGCACCCGCGCCTGCGTCGTGGGCAGGTCGCCCAGGAACGCCATGATCCTGGATTGCGGCTTTTCCCGGACGGCCGGCACGGGGAGCGACACGCGGGGTACGGTCACACGCTCCTCCGTTCGGGTCCGTTGCTGCGCTCTTTCTTCCGATCGAGCAGCCGCATACCGAAGGTCAAGCTGAACGTCAGGAGCGCGAGGAAGATCCCCATCAGATAGACGCTGCGGTTGGACGCGCCCTGCGCCTCCGACTGCGCGAGCTCGAGGTTGCGCACCTTGTCCTCGAGACCGGTGATCCGCGTATGCCACTCCGGCCGGCTCACGAACCCGCTGGCCTGGTCCCGTAGTGTCGAACGGAACTCGTTCATCCCGTCGAGGCGCGCGTTCATCGACGCCAGCGCAGCCCCGACGGCGCGGTCGTTGAGGTCGTCGCGTTGGTCGAGGCGCTTGTTCAGTTCCATCATCCGCGACTCGAATTCACGCCGCGACAACGGCGGGTCCTGCGCCGGCTGCCCCTGCAGCAGCAGGAGCGGGATGAAGAGCACGACGCCCCGCACCGGAATCACCGGCAAATCCTCGCGCGGGATGCAGCCTGCTTCGCCCTGCGTGTGATCCAACCGCGTCGCCGCATCTCGGAGTACTCGGCATCAGTGAGCTTGGCCCTCAGCGCAAGCCCATTACGGTGGCCACTTATGCGGCCCGCCTCACGCACATGAGCCAGTTCTCCAGGCGTCAGCCCATCGCGGCGCTTACGCTCTTCTCGGACCCGAATGCCCTTGATCCGATTTGCGGGGTCAGCATTCATGGCCGCCACGTTCTTCGGTCCGCTAATGAAACCGCACTTCCGTGCGAGGTCGGATCTCTGTTCCGGTGTCATACTCGCCATCCGAGCACGCCCAGCCTCACGCGCGTTGGCCGACCGCTCGGCTGGTGTCAGCTGCGCATTGAGTGTGCGCGCCCCCTTGCTGGCATTTTCCTGCGCCAGTTCAGGATGCAACTCGTGAGTACGGCGCCCGTTCGCCCGCGCCAACCCGGGATGCAGTTCGTGGGTACGCAGTCCAGCCTGGTACGCGTGCTTGGTGCATTTCGCCGACCCGTGCTCGCTCGCGTGACAGGACGGGCAACGAGGCACGACGTTGTTGGCGACGTAGCCTTCCGCCGGAACGAGACGGTGAGGATGGCACCGAGAACCATCTGGGAATGGCGGAACAGCACCGCACTTCCCGCACGGCATACTTCGGATCGCATTCTTCTCGCGAGTGGTCAGCGGCATATTTTCCAAAGTGCCGCAGCCGCGAGCGCGGCGCCGACGACGTCGGCGATCAGATCCCGCCAACTCACCTGGTCGCAGAGGAACGGCCACGGCTCGGGCCGCCCCTGCCGGTCCCAGCGCCAGAAGCGGTAGAGCTCGACGAGCTCCACCCCGACCGCGGCGATCGAGAACAGGCCGAGCAGCACGAGCAGCGACGCCCGCGTGAGCGCCGCGAGCATGGTCCAGGTCGCGAACGCCCAGACGACGTGCTCGAGCTTGTCGAACGCCCAGAAGCGATCCTTGGCGAACAGCTGCATCGGCCTCCCAGAACGACAAAATCCCGACCGGGCCTGTTATGGCCTAGCCGGGATGCCGCAGTTAGCGGGTGTCTCGGTGCGCTGGCCCCAAATATAAGGCGATTCTGCGGTAGCGGGGTTAACCCCGGGACGCGGCGCTTCCCGAGTAGCGGCTGGGGCACCGTCACCATAGTGTCTATCGCATGCGCACCATCACAGTTTTCCTGGTCACGCTCCTCGCCTGCGCCGATTCAACGGGCCCGAACGACTCCACCTACCACTTCCCGGAGATCACGGTCCGCGCGCGGGTGGGGAAGTACAGCGCGACGCAATGCCATGTCGATTTCCTGGTGACGGCGAAGCGCAGCAGCGACACGGTGAGCTACCAGCTCTACGCGCCCGGCGCCCCGTTGGCGCCGACCGAAGCCGCGACCGGTCGCACGCCGTTGGGACTCGACCGGATTGTCGATGCGCGTGAGTTCTTCCTGGACTGGAATGTGGCCGGACCAGGCTATCACTATACCGCCCCGGCCCCTGGGATCGTGCACTGTTGAAGGCGCTACGCGCCTTGCTCTTCCGCGTGGCGTGGCACCTCATGTCTTGCTAAGAGGAAAGGTTCACTCGGCGGCTGGTCCGACTTCATTCTTCGAGAACCCTAGTCGTCGGCTCCTCATTGCGGGCAAGCACCGCCTCCCGGCGGATCGTCCCGCGACACCCATCGCAGAGATAGAGATCAACGTCGGGCACGTTCTGATGTTTCGGAAAGCGCGCCCGCACCTTGGCGAGTCGGGGCGCTGACAGCTCGCCGAAATGCACCAGCGCATCAGCCGCCACGAAGCGACGAGCGCAGCAGCGCGGCGGTCCCTCGCCGGCATCGCGGTCTATTGACTTGCCGGGTGGCACGATGCCTGCCTCATCCGCCCACGTTTTCACTAGAGTACCTCCTGCGCGACCCAGATCACGTTATCGCCCGTGCTGGGAATGGCGCTCTCGGTGGTGTCCGCCGCGGTCGTCCACGTCACACCGTTCCACGCGCCCGGATTGGATCCGGCGCCGTCCCCAGGCTTGACCGTGAAGCTTCCCGTCCCGCTGCTCCCGCCGATCGTGACGACCGAGAACTCCTTCGCGCGAATCCGCACGTCGTCGTTGGCTCCAAGACCGCTTACGACAATCGGCTTCTGCTCGTGCGACCAGGTGTTCAAGACGTTGGGATCTGAGTCATTGGCTATGGCGCTGTAGAGGTAAGTCGCCCGCTCGACCCAGCCCCCGCCGTCGTTCGTCTCGAGCGCCACCGTCAGATTGACTTGCACCTCTGAACCCGGCTCACTGACCTCCTGATCGGCAGCGACGACGACTTCGTAATGCACGGTGTAAGTGTCGTCATTCGCCGGCACATTGGAGCCGAGATCAGCGTCAGCGGTTTCCCCCTCAGCGTCCAGCAGACTGCCGCTCGCGAAATCCGCGCTGCGGGCCGTCGTGGCTCCCACGGAGACGATTTGCGCGCGCGACGAGAATCCGCTCGCCGTCACGTCGAACGCCTGGAGCCGCAATCGCTGCTTGCCGGCGGGCAATGTGCTGGAGTAGGAGACGTATTGCCCGCCCTTGAACAGAATCATCGGGGCGTTTTGGTACGTCTGCGCGAACGTGATCCCGGCCACATTCCCGTCGGCGTCGGGACCGTTGACCGTGATCTCCTCACGATGCCGATAGAGCCGGTGCGAGACCCCGCCCTCGAAGACGCCGTTCGTTGGAACGAGCTTCACACTGGCCTCGGCCGTCACACCAGTGGCATCCTCAGCCATGAGCGCGTACTTGCCGTCGAGGAACTCCTGGCCGCGCTTCAGCTTCCCGGTGTTGGGGTCGACCAGCCCCCCGATATAAATGAGCTTGTTCCGGACGAACTTTGCCTCGCCTTGGATGCCCGTCGCCCCGGCGCCGCTGTAGGGGGTGATCGTGAGGAAGACCGACTGCGTGTAGCTGAAGGCGCCGGCGTCGTACTCGCCCGTGTTCCCCTCGGCGATCGTCCCGGTGCCGGCAGCGGGCTGGCCCGCCGTGCTGGTCGCGATCTTCACCGAGCGCACCTTGGAGTCGCCAACCCACAGCGCGAACAGATGGTCGCCGCGCCAGATCAACTCGGCGCTCTGCAGCATCGGGTCGAAGACGCGGGTCGCGGCCGTGCCGCGGCCCAGGTCGTAGAGCGGCCGGATCGCGACGGTGAACCGCCGGCCGCTGCAGGGATTCGGATCGTCGCACAGCTCGATCTTCGCGCTGAGCCACAGGCGACCGCGCAGCGTCGCGCCCGTGTGCGGATCCCGCACGACCAGCATGTCGGTCTCGAACACGCCCGAGTCGCCCGGCTCGAGCTCGGGGAACATGTACGAGGTCTCGATCAGCGCGCGGCCGCGCCCCGTCGCGAACCAGTCGAGCACGCGCGTGCCCACGCTGCGCGCGAGCACGGCATAGTCGGCGATCGGCTGCGGCGGGATCCACTCGGCGATCTCCTGGGGCAGGCGCTCGAGCGGCGCGTTCTTCGCCTTGCCGTAGGCGAGCACGCCGACGGCCGACGCCCCCTCCCACTCATCGTCGAACTGCCCCCGGGCCGCGTTCCAGTTGAACGGCACGACATAGGTGTCGATCCGGTCCTCAATCCCTTGCGTGATCGAGAGGATCCGGATCTCCTCCATCGGCCACACGAAGCAGAACTCGCCGGCGTCCTTCATGTTCACGGCCTTCAGCTTGCCCTGGCTGCCGAGGAGGCCGAAGCCGACGACGTGCGCGACCGCCTCGAGCTCGTCCTTGCCGGTGGGCTCTTCGTCGTCGGTGACCTCGGAGATCGCTTTGCCGATCAGCGTCGTCGTGTCCTCGAGCCCGGGCCCGCGGTAGCGGACATCCACCTCGAGCTGGTTCGCCAGCAGGTCGTCGTAGACGGCTTTCACGGACTGGTTCACGTAGCTCACCGATTGGCGGCGGTCCTCGGTGCGGAAACGCCACCAGGTCAGGATCCCGCGACGCGAGCCGCCCGCCCCGCCCACGTTGAACGTGATCCACAGCTCGAGGTTCGCGGGGTCCGTGATCGCCGCGACGCTCGCGTCGGACAACTGGAAGCTGCCCGGCGTGATCAGGTCGCTGATATTCGCCTGGAGGGTGCTCGTCGCGATCAGCGTGCCCGACGAGTGCCGTAACTCGATGGTGGCGTCGATCGTCTTCCCGGCGGCCACGTCCTTCCGGATCCGGTAGTCGACGTAGAGCCGGCGCCCGGGCAGATCCGCCGGCGTCGGCAGCGACTCCTTGTGAATCGCGTTGACGGGATCCACCGCGGACTGGACATAGGTCGCGTCGTCCGCATCGACCTCATTCACGCGCTGGTAGAGATTGACTCCGCTGCCCGTGTCGGTCGTGTAGCCGCCCACGCTGACGTCGCCGTCGGGCGCGGAGGAGGCCCCGGGCGACTTCTTCGGCAGGAGGCCGCGGATCAGCGTCAGCACCGAGACGACCGGGATCGCGTAATCGCTCGCCCGGGGGTGCTGGCCCTTGGGCAAGAAGTCGTCGATGTGCAGCCACTTGTCCTCGGACAGGCTCGCGGCACCGACCCAGAGACGGAACGTGTAGGCCCGAAGGTCGGCATCGGCGAGCAGGTTTTCGATCCAGCTATGGTAATCGCGCTCGCCGTCCAGGAGGCCGAGCAGCATCCCGTCGACGACCTCGCCCTGCAGCGTCAGCAGGTCAATGCCGTAGCCGCCCGAGAGCTGGATCCGCGCGACGGAATGGCCCCCCGCGTCGTAGGCGGGGTTCGTGCGGATCTCTTCGGCGCCGAGCGTGCGCAGCACCGGGGTCAGGCTCGCGCTCGCATCAGTGAAGAACAGCGCGCGGATCTCGTAGGTCTGCCGCAGCCCGACGTCCGTGAGTTGGGTGTTGTCTTGTCCGGAGAGGAATGTGCGCCAGTCGCCCGGCGTGGCCGGGTTGCCGCCATCCTTCAGGACCTGGCCCGTCAGCGCGGTCCCGTTCGGGACGGCGCCGTTGATCGTGAACACGACGGGATTGGTGGGCACCCCGTTCAGGTCGAGCCGGTTGCCAGCCCCGCTGAACGTCAGGTCATCGTTCGCATAGGTGCCGTACTCGATGACGAGCCGCGGCGTGCCGGCACCGGCGCCGTCGTCGCCATGCGTGCCGGGCTCCAAGAGGGGCACCATCGTGAACACGGACTGAGGCGGCGCGACGAGTTTGCGGCTCGAGAGCACGTTGCCGTTCGTCGTGACGCTCGGGACGGTGTTGTCGTAGCCGAGCCCGATGTTCGTCGCCGGCGCGTTGTCCTTGTCGAGTCCCGTGAAGACCAGCAGGGTGACCGGCGCCGGGACGGCATTGAAGAGCGTGGCCAGCAGCTCGAGGAACTGCGGGGTGCCGTACTGCTTGGGCCGTGGCCGCGCGAGGACGGGCGCGATCGAGTAGTCGAAGGTGACGAGCCCCTCGGCCGAGCCCTGGACGGTCGCGTAGACGGGATCGGCGATCGGCGCGCACACGAGCTGCCGCTTGGGGGGGAAGCCGAGCGGGAAGCCGACCTTCACGATGCGCAAGAGGTCGAGCCGCCATTTCACGACGGTCTGCGGGTTCGCGGGATTGCGCCGCGGATGCAGCCACGCCTTCACGCGCTTGATCTCGATCTGGGCGGGCTCGGCGCCGGCCCACTCGACGACGGGGCAGGTGAAGGGGAAGCGACCGTCGAGCTCGAGGTCGGTGAAGTAGGACGTGTGGGGCGCGCGCTCGGGGATGAGCGTCTGCACGGTCTCGGCCAGCCGGACCCCGTGATCGAGGACCTGGAGGCCGGTGAGGGAGTCGGCGGCGTTCCACTGGTCCTTGCGCTGACGCACGTCAGACCGGGTGATCTGCAGCGCTTCGATGAACTGGTCGACCTGGGGATCGCCGCGGCGGAGCAGGGCTTCGAGGTCGGGATGGAGCCCGATGCCGCCCGCCGACGTCCTCACGGAACGGCCAGGTATTCCGCGAGCGTGAACTGGCCCCGCAGGAACATCTCGTCGATTAGCGGGGCGAACAGATTGGCGCCCACCCCGATGTTCTGCGAGGTGTAGTTCGGCATGGCGCCTGCGCCCGTCCCGTAGCTCGGCAATCCCGCTCCGAGGTCGATCCGGGCCGCCGGCACGGTGCGGAGGTTCTTGTATTGCGCGACGTAGGTGATCTGCGCGCCGGCGACGATCGCCGCGTTCGGGAACATGTCCGACCCTGGCCCGTCCACCGTGGCTTCGATGAGCCGCGACGCATTGGTGAAGACGCCGCGGACGTTGCCGTTCGTGTCGCCGATCTGATAGATGGACGGGTTTATGCCGAGGCTCCCAGAGACGTCAGCATGGACGGGACGGCCCAAGCGAGCGCCGACGGTGAGCTCAATGTCGTTCCCGAAATTGGCCGATACATTGAGGCTGTCCGCTGCCCGGGCCACCGCACTCGCGACGGTCGGGATGTAGCTGCTGGGGAACGGGGTGTTGTTCTCAAACTGCGCGCCCCATACCGAGATGTACGACGAACCGTCCCCCGTGTAGACTGTGGTGCCGTTTCCGCTACTTATGCCGACCGTGCCGAGGGGTGTCGTGTCCCCATTGTTGCAAGCCCCGATCAGGGTGCAGCGATACCAGCCATTGGCGAGTTTTTGGATGAAGGCCTGCTCACCCGACCCGGCGCCGTTATGGCTGACGGTTCCTACGGCCCCGGTGGCCAAATTGAACCATGCCAGCACGCCGTTCGTGAGTCCGTTAACGTCGCGGATTGTCAGGTACACAAAGCTGCGAGTTCCCGCTTTCGCGAAGACCGACACCGAGTGGCGCACGTCGGCAGTGGCGGTCAGTGTTTGGTACACGACGTGTTCCTGCGATAGCGCGCCCTCGATCAGGCGATCCGCAGTCGTCGTCCCGTCGGGTGCTACATCCGCATTCGCGCCGAATGTGACCGTGGTCTTTGACCATGCCGCGTTGTCGATCTCTTCGGAGCGAAGCATTAAGTTTTGGCGGCCCCCCTCCATCAAAAGTCCTGGCGTTTCCCGGATACCGTCCCCATCGAGGTCCACCCACTCCACCCGCAGCACGTTCGCCGCAGCTTTGCGGATGAGCCCGTCGCGGTCCACGTAGGTCGCGCACGTCGCAGCGTCCGCTCGCGTGAAGACGTAGGGCACCTCCACCCTGCCGCGCCCGGCCCCGTACACCGCCGGGACGCCGTAGCGTTGCAGGACGCGCCCGCCGACGCGGAGCAGCACGTGTTTCGGTTGGACTTCAGCCACGGTGCCTCCTCATGCAGCCAGCGGCTCCCGCTCGCTCCAGGCGATCAACCCCTGCGGGTGGCTCCAGTTACTCCCCGACTCCTTCACGAGCCCGAGCTCGCTATTCGCTACGCGATCGGCCAGCACGGCCCGGTCCGCCTGGTCCTCGTCGTGCACGATCCACGTCGGCCGGTTTCGCCCGAACACGAACTGCAGGTGATAGCGCGCGAGCTCGTAGGCGAAGTAGTCCGCCATCTTGAGCCGGATCGCCCCCTGCCGCGGATAGGCGGCGCGGCCGTGACTGCGCCAGCCGCTCGGGAACACCGTCTCCTCGACCAGCAGGAAGTCGTTGTCCGGCGCCGACGGCCGGAACAGATGCTCGGGGCTGTACGACACGCCGACCCACAGCCCCACGACCTGCGGCCTGAGGCCGGCGCCCATCGCCGGCACGTAGAGCCGGCACGCCGCGCCTGAGCGGAACGGGAAGCGCTTCAGCCAGGCGCCCTCCTCCGTCACGACGCCGTTCGCGTCGTCAAGCGAGCCGGCGCCGGGGTTGGCCGGGATGAAGCAGTCGACGGCGACCTGCGCCGGCGTGGCCCAATCGTCGTCGGAGAACTCGAGCTTGATCTGCTTGCCGGCGAGGTTGTGGCCGCGATCGAGCGCCACCATGTCCGCGCCGCGCACCTGGTCGAAGACGGCCTTCAGGAACCAGGGGTCGTTGGCCGTGGTGGACGTGGCGAAGTTCAGCCCGTGGCGCCGCCCGTTCGCGACGAGCGCGGCCTCGTGGCCGACCGGCTCTTCGTCCGCCGTGATGACGTGCAGCGGGTACTGCGTCCGACTGAAGACATTGTCGCCGAAGAAGACGGGACGGTCCATCTCAGCGCCCCGCCAGGATCAAGGGCACGCGCCGCACGCCATCGTTGCGCGTGCGCTCGCCCAGCGTGTAGATCACACGGTCGACGATCTCGCCCGTCGTCGGCGACTGGATCAGCAGCTCGATGCGCTGCGGCCCGGCCGGGATTCCGCGCAGCTGCTCGAGCGCCTCGCGGCTGTAGCGGTCGATCGTCACGCCCCGGCTCTCGCTCGCCAGCGCGATCGCGCCGACGCCGCCGATGACCGCCCCAGCCACCGGATTGACGAGGCCGATGATGCCGCCGATCGCCGACAGGATGCCGCCGCCACTGCCCCCTGAGACGACCGCCGCAATCGCACCCGACACCGCGTTGATGATCGAGACCGCGAGGAGCCCCGTCCCCTTCTGCGCCTTCTCCATGTCCTCGGTGAGCCGCTCGACGGCATCGGCGAACTGCTCGGTCGTCATCGCCCCAGCGTCCAGGACGATCTGCAGCATCGCCATCCCCTGATTGAAGATCTGCTGGGGGCTGAGCGTCCGAGCCAACACGCTGCGCGTGAAGTCGAGCGCCTGCGCGTAGTGCTGCTGCTCGGCCGCCGCCTGCCCGGCGGTCCGCGCGGCGCTCGCCGCCGTGACCGCGCCCGGACCCGTGCCGAACGCCGCGAACGGTCCTGTCGTCTGCGCTTGCGGCTGGCCGAATCCTTGGAAGACCGCCGTCCGGGACGCCGCGACGACGGCGCCGCCGGCGCTGAAGGCCGGGCCGAGCAGCTCGCCGGCCGCCTGCAGCAGCGCGACCACGTCCTGGAGCGGTTCGCCCAGTTGGCGCCGAACCGTCTCGCCACCCTGCGCGATCTTCGTCTGGAGCTCGTCCAGGATCGTGAGCAGCTGGCTCACGTCGGCTGAGTCGATCGCCTGCCGCAGCCGCTCGACCATTTCGCGCCCCGCCGCCTCGCCCGCTTCGCCGAGCTCTTCGAGCAGCTTCGTCTGCAGCCGCCGCACGAGCTCGAGCGCCTCGCCCGCGCGGGTCGTGAGGCGCTCCATCGTCGCACGATCGAAAGCGCCTATGCCAAGCTTCTGAACTTCCTCGCTCTCACGCATCTTTGTGCGGAACGCCGCGAGCGCATTCGCGTCTCGAGCGAGGCCCCCCTGCGCGATCATCAGTTCGAGTTTCAGGGCGCGCGTCGGGTCGGCGGCGTTGCGCAGTTCAAGGAGGCTTGCGCTGACCTGTTTCGCGCCGGCCGCCGCTGCGCGGGCATCCCGGGTGAAGAAGCGGAACGCGCCGGCCATGAGCGCGAGGCCGGCCGTGATGGCCAGCGTGACCGTACCCCCGACGCCGAACATGAACATCCCGGACGCCAAGCGCCCCGCCATCGCGTTCGCGCCAGCCAACTCGACGGCCAGCATGGTCGCCGCGCCACGCATTCCCTGCATCCCACGGCCCGCGCCGACGACCGCCGTGCCTACGCGCGCGAGCCCGACTGACCCCGCCGTCCCGAGCTGCGTCATCGCCGTCGTCGCCCGGGCGGCATCGCGCGTCATCGTTTGCAGGATCTGGGTCTGTGTCGCCCAGCCGGACTGGAAGGCGTTCGGGCCGCCGATCACCCTACCGGGGCCGAGGCCTGGAGCGACGGGCGTGCGCGCAAGCCGCTCCTGCTCCTCGCGCAGCTTGGCGAGCTGGGCGCGCGCATGATCCGGGATCTGCGCGCCCTCCTCTGACCACTTCAGCTTGAGGAGTAGCTCGTCGAGATCGACACTAGCGCCCATCGGGCCCCACGATCAGCGGCGTACGGTAGTTGAACGCCTCGGTCTCGAGCGCGTGCTGTACTTGCATGCGTTCGCCCATGCCCTCGCTCGACAGCCCGGCCAGTGCGAAGCTCGGGCCCACGATCGCGGCGTAGATCTCGCGCGCGGTGAAGCGGGCCGTCCGCGCGACGCCGGCGAGGAACTTCGCCCACCCGTCCTCATGCGGGTGCAAGCGCCCGTAGGCGTGCTCGTACTCGAACACGAGGTCCATCAGGTTGGGCTGGCCACCAGCGTCGGGGTCCTGCCGTCCGCCGGCGGCTGCTGCTGCGCGAGCAGCGCTACCATCCAGCCAGGCAGCGACCGGCGGTGGGAGAAAAAACTCATCAGCACGTAATCGTGGAACTCGCCGAACTCGAGATCCTGCAGCACGGACAGATCCTCGACGTCCATCTTCTCACGCAGATCCTTGATGATGAGCGCCATGGACTCGGAGTAGGGCGCGCCTTTCTGGTGCTGCTCGAGCAGCTCCATCCAGCGGATCGCGTCGTCGAAGAGCAGGACCTTGTGGGCGACGAACTTCTTGCCCGTCGGCAGATCGACGCGAATCCCGAGGAACGATTCCACGGCGGCCGCGATGGAGGACTTCTTGGCAGAAGCGGGCATGCGACATCCTTTGCGTGAGTCGGCGTGGCAGGTGGGCTCACCACTGAGGGGCGGGCCCGGAGGTACAGCGCGGATGTGATCCCGCCCGACTGGGGCGGGGGAGGGTCAGTCGCTGGTGATCGTCGGCGTGGTGCCGGCGACGTCGTAGGTCAGCACGTGATCGACGAAGCCCTGACTGCTCGCCGGCTCCGGCGCGTTCACGTAGCACTCAGGCAGCGACAGCTTCCACCGGTTGAACGCCACGCTCCCGAGTGTCGTATTGATCGCCCGGGCCACCCGCGCCTTGTGGTCGGCGTAGGGATCGTAGGTCGCGATCGGCGGCTTGCGCGCGGTGAGCTGGAAGGTCGGCTGACACTCCGACCAGTCGAACTCTCCGAGCCCGTCGGTCTGGTTCGCATCCTCGGACAGTTGGGCATCCGCCCCCTGGTTGAACTCGCAGGTCGCGATCGCCGGCGACCACGCGCCCACCGCGAGCGTGAGGCCCACCGCCGACAGGGCATCTGTCGTGTCGTAGGCGAAGCCGCCCGGCAGCGCCGTGGTCACCGGCTCGGCGCCGAGGCGGCCGCGCACCAGCGAGCGCCAGGCACTGATCCGGCCCGAGCTTTGCTGGATCCGGAGCGACCCGCGGCACCCGACGGCTTTGATGAGCAGGTCGCCCGTCCAGAAGTAGATCGAGGCCGACTCGTGATCGGCCGCGCCGAGCGTGTAATCGAACTTGGCGGTGCCGTCGGTCTGGGTCCACCCGTTGCACCGCAGGATGGGATCGAACTCGGTGATCACGTCGCTGCCGGCGCCGCGCGGTTCCCACGCGATCTCGGCCTCGACGAACCGGCCGCGCGGCAGGCCCGGCTTCACGGGGAAGGGCAGGCTGCCCGCGACCTCGTTGCGCTTGTTGGGCCAGTTGTCGCGGATCCGCACGACGGTCCAGAGATCGCCCACCACGCGCAGGGCGTCAGTGCCGACGACCGGCACCGAGTCGACGCCGTAGCCGCCGACCTCGATCTTGGCGGCAACGCCTTTCGCAAGGAACGATTTCCAGGCCATGGCCTCAGCGCTCCGGTTTCGTCATGCGGTGCTCATCTGGTTCGGGGATCCCGCCAGCCTGCAGACAGGCACCGTTTTCATCGAACGACCCGCCGACCGTGGGCTCGACCGTGATGTCCCGCCGGCGCTCGCCCTCTTCCGGCTCCTCGGGAGCCGATGGGGCCGCCAGTGCGGAGCGTGCCATCCTGCGCGTCGTCACGGGATCTGGTCCGTGTCCCAGATCGGCGAGACCACGTGCACCCACTGCTCGTAATAGTCGAGACCGTCGGCGGGCCCTGACCCGTCAATGTCGGCGATCACGCTCTGCGGTTCGTGGCCCCCGCCTTCGATCCCTGAGCCCGCCGTGCCGAAGCGATCGACGAGCTTCATGATCACTTCGGGTGCGAGCTCGGCCTGCGCGAGGATGATGTCGGCGTCCGGTCCGCGGCACAGATACTCGTAATGGGCGAGCAGCACATTCTCGCGTTCCTGTTGCGACTTGGCCTGTGTGCGTGCCGAGCTGGTCCAGCAGCCGAGCCCCGGCAGGGGGCTCTCGTTCGGGCCGAAGACGCGCGCGGGTTTTCGCACGTAGACGTTGATGCTGGTGTCGATGGCCAGCCCGGCGAGGCCCTTCTCGGCGATCACGGCAACGAACTCGTCCGTGAAGTGGGCCGCGGCGAGCGCGCCCAGCTTCTCGGAGACGTCGTAGAACACGGCGCCCTCAGGCGGCGCGGATGACGGCGCCGCTCGCGCGGACGGCGCGAGCGTGAGGCAGGGCAGACTGATCAGCAGCAGCGAGCGAAGTCTCATACAGCCCCCCGGGTGTCAGCGGCAGGATTGCCGCGCCTACAGGCCCAGCCGCGCGCGCATCGTGATCTCGATCGCGCCGACGGGCACGCCTTGCAGATAGAGCCGCACCGGCTGAAACATCAGCTCGCGCTGCTGGAACGGATCGCGAAACGCGAGCGGCGGACGGCGCGGCAACCGGCTCCGGGGCCGGGTCGACTGGTGGTAGATCCCGTAGAAGACCGAGCTGCCCCAGATCAAGCCGGACCCCGACACCTGGCGCACGTGCTGCGGATGGCCGCGGCGGAAGCTCGAGCGCAGGTTGCCCGTCCACCCGAGGATCGGCGACCGCGGCCCCGCGCCGCCGCTCGGCGCCTGGCGGTAATAGCCCCACCGTCTGGTCCGTGCCTTCACCGTCGATGCCGCGAGCGGCGGCCACACGTTCCCGCTGTGCGTGCCCTCGGTCTCGAACGTCTTCTCGACATGGAGCTCGAGCAGGTTGGCAACGGTCTCGAGCGCCGGCTGCGGATGCGCGGCGCGTTCCTTGAGGCCGCCGATCTGCGCGGTAATCTCCTCGATGCCCGCCAGCTGGGCGCCTAGCCGGACTGCCATTGCTCACGAGACCTCGTCTCCGACGTACTCGCTGTGATCCTCGCCGAACCGGTCGCGGCGATAGTCGACGTTGTCCACGAGCTCGAACGGCACGATCGACGTGTCGACCATCACCCCACCGATGCTCACCAGCAGACTGCCTTGCGCCTCGAGCTGCAGCGCCAGCTTCAGGTAGATCTCAGCCGACCCATGCTTCGGCGACTGTCCAGGCGGGGCGCCGGCAGAGCCCTGCCGCGCGAACGCTGCAGCGATGCTGCGAGCCACTGACGCCGCCGCGAAGTGCAGCGGCTTCCGGGTCGCCTCACTCGGTACGCTGGTCAGCGTCAAACCTTCCAGCACCAGCGCGCCGTGAATCTCTTCGTCGTCCACCAGCGGCGAGGCGTCGTTCTTGGTCGCGCCGACCTTGTAGCGCACCCAGTGGAGCGCCTCGGTCGGGACTTTCTCGGGCTCGTAGCTGAACGCCACCGCGCGCTACGCTACTTCCGCTTCTTCGCGGACTTTTTCTTCTTCGCGGCCGGCCGACGGGCCGGCTTGGGCGCTTTGGCGGCGGCCTTCGCGGCGTGCGCGTCCGCGATGTCGGCGGCCTCGTCCTCGAGCGCGACGAGCTGCTCCTGGGTCGCGTCCTTGGGCGCCGTGACCTCGCCGATCTTTTCGCTGGCGTGGTAAACGGTGATGGTCTTCCCGTCGGGGGACGACGTGCGGTAGTCGGGGGGCAGTGGACGCATGGGCGGTGATCCTCACGGCAGCGAAAAAGGTGATCCCGAGCATGGGATGGGCGCCGCGTCCGGCCACCCACCCCCTCTCGGGAATGTGATTAGACGGCGTTGACCTTCACCACCAGCCGGTGGTCGGTCGCCTGCACGTCCCCGTACTCGCGGACCTTGAAGCGCGCGACGATGTCCCGCTCGAAGTCTTCGTCGTTCCCCGCCGGTTGCCGGAAGGTCTGGAGCGGCCAGATCTCCTTATAGATGAACTGGCGCTTGAAGTCCCCGATGAGCCAGTCGGACGCATCGTCCCACTGGTCGGCGCCCTGCGCCGCATCGAGGAACGGGCTCGAGACCGCGCGAAGGCCGGGCACGAGCTGCCGCGCGACGCCGGCGGTGATGACCGTCGCCGTGGTCGTGTTCGTGCGATCCTCGACGGCGTTGACGATGCGAGCTGCCGTGCCGGCCAACTCCTGGGCCGTGAGGATGTGCGTCGGCATCCAGATGATCGGGTCAGCACCGCCCTCATCTCCCGGCTCGCGGTCGTCGCGCTGGTTCAGCGCGTAGAACGCCAGCACTTCCTGAATGTCGGTCCAGTCGATGAGTGGCGTCGCGGTCGAGAGCAGCGAGTTATTGCCCGCGCTGTAGAGCTGCGTGGCCACGCCCTGCGGCCGGTAGATGCGCTCGGTCGAGGCGACGTCGGCGACGGCGCGAATGATCCGCTTCTCGCGGTTCGCGCGGAGCATATTGCCCAGGCCCTGCGCCCGCAGCAGCATCTGCCCCGTCTGGTCGAAGAAGACCGCCTCCTCGGAGACCGAGAGCAGGCGGCCGCGCTTGGTTTCCGTCGTGGTGACGAACTTCTCGCGGAAGGTCGAATCCTGGTAGGGCTCGCCTTCCTCGACGACCTTCGGGCCTTGCAGGCTCGTAAACCCGACCATGCGCTCGCCGCGCAGCTTGGACGGGACAACCGTGACGAGCTCGTCGCCGATCGCGCCGGGCATCTCGTAGCCCTCGATCACCTTGGCCGAGATCAACTGACCGACGGCCGAGGGAAACGCGCTCGAGGTCACGGCCTCGCGGAGCGGCATCTCGACGTAGCCCATGTGATCCATGGCAAAGGCGAGCGTCGATTCTGCGGGGCCGACCAGCGCTTCCCACAGCGAGCGGAGGGAGAAGTCTTCGGGCCGTGCGCGCTTGCGCTGGCCATTGGGCA